GGCTGCTGAGGAGCAGCCCCTGCGCAGTGCACCACCGTTATAGATACAGAAATGTATCTATTTCACATCTACCAAAGGAGCTTTCCTTGTTCATTCAAAGAGGACGAACCAAGAGCCGTACGGTTCTTGGTCCAACGTTTTCAATTAGAACGCTGGCGCTAGGTCTTCCGAAGGCTTCTCAGCTTCGTAAGAACTATACGGTCCCTTTGGATGGGATTCAGATTACTGAATCGGATGGCAATCGTTGGCCTCCTCCAAAAGGAGGAACCTTCACAGACTTGGGATCCGAGTTTTATACTCGGAAGACGGAAGTGCTGCCTTCACGGCTAGCATATACGTCTTTGTATTTCAAGGGGAAGACCATACCTGTCGTATCCCAAGACTACTCAGTCTCGGGGCACTTCATGTTTGCGTCTTTCCCCACTACAGCCCCAGTCTTTGATCCGTCTGGCCCAGGTCCCGGCAAAAATCTCAACCCCGCATTCACTGATCTCTCGTCTTCGAGAAGTCAGTTGAATGTCAAGGGTGCGATTGCTGTCGCGGCTTGTGCTCCGACGAATCAGATTGCACAGTTAGCTCGCTCTGTTGGAGAACTACTAAAGGACGTCCCCGCAATTCCGGGGGTCGGCCTCTGGAAGTCACGCATCCGCGCTGCGGAAGTTGTGGCTGCGAGTGCCGGTGAGTTTCTAAACACCGTATTCGCTGTTCTTCCAACTATCAGCGATGTGACGCAGTTTTATACTGCGACCCACAAAGTTGATAAACTAGTCGACCAGTTCATTCGTGATTCTGGAAAACTAGTTAGGAGAGAGTTTCACTTTCCCAAGGAAATGAGCGATGAGACGACGGAGGTATCGGGGTTGTATAGTCCGTGGCAATCTAGCACGGAATACAACACCCTATACGCCGAGCCGTCCTATGCTCTGCCAGTGTACAAGACCATGCGTAGACGAGTCATTGAACGCGAAATTTGGTTCAGTGGAGGGTTTACCTATTATTTGCCAGACTGGTATGATGCCAGTTCACGCAAAGATAGGATAGCCCTCACGGCTCAGCTCCTTGGAGCTAAGCCGGACTTGAACACGTTATGGCAACTTGCACCCTGGAGCTGGGCCGTCGGATGGGTTGTGAATACAAATTCTTTCGTTAAGAATTTGAACACGCTCATCCAATACGGTTCGATTCTGCGTTATGGGTATGTGATGGAAACAACAACCGTCACAGATACCTATTTCGCAGGGGCTCGGGTTAGGGACCCTGTCCCGCCCTACGATGGCATGTATCAGCCACCGTACCCTGCCGTATCCCCTGTTACTTTACGGTGTACTGTAAAGAAAAGGGTACAGGCAAATCCCTTTGGTTTTGGCATTGACTGGGACGGCCTTTCAACCGTCCAGCAAGCCATAGTCGCAGCTCTTGGCATTACCAGAGTTGTGCGGTAGGTTCACTGCCCATCAACAAGCAAAAGGAGCTCGTCAATGTTCACCGATCCCGTGACCCTCACACCCGGTGCGGCGTTCGACGTTGGTGCCGTCTCATTGCCCCGTGTTTCTCAACAGGGCTCTGTTTCGGTCTACCAGGCCGGACCCCTCTCCGTGTTTGCAGGGTCACTGCTTCGTGTTACCTCCTCCCATCAATACGGGAAGAGGACACGTCGCGTCCTTCGCTGTGATTACAGCGACAACGCCGGGAGTACCCTCATTTCAGGAACAACGGCACCTCGTAGCATGTCCTGCTACGTTGTGTTCGATATCCCGTCTGCGGGGCAGTTCTCGGCGACGGACCAGTTGTCTCTCTTCAACGGCCTTAAGGGCACGTGGAGTGCGACAACGGATGCCTTGATGAAGAAGGTTCTCGGCGGCGAAAGCTAGCCGATTCTTCATCATCCTCGGCATTTCGGTCAGGGGTGCACATTGGCTTAGGATGTTTCCCTCTATTAGGAGGTAGCATGAAAAGCCTAATTGCGCTCTGGAATGACATCGCTAATCAACTGGCGATGTGGTGTTGCACTAGCGCCCACCAGGACTATAAAACCGTCCTGGATCGATCGAACAATGAGGGGTTCTCGTTTGTTACGATTACCCTCCCGAACTTTGCAAAAGACTTTGAACGTTGTCTCGAGCAAGGTAAGGTGGACAACACCGTTTTTCTTTCTTTCAAGAAGAACGGGAGTCTCCCCGCGTTTTTGCGAGGTTTCTCTTGTCTCGTGTTCGATCGTAGCACTGGTGTCCTACTCGACGAACCCAATGTCACTGCTATTTTCGCTATACGACAACTAACATTGTTGTTTAGCAAGATAAGCCTTGACTGTAAGCCTGATCGTGTAGATCAGGCTTTTTATGAGTTTGCCGAGTGTGAGAAGGAAGTCAAAGAACTGACTGGGACGCGAAACTGGTATAGTTTCGATCGTCTAAGGTCCGTTCTTCTTGGTTCGGTGCTCTCCCATGTAGACGAAAGTGTCTACTACGGATTGCATCGTCCAAAACACGGCCCTGGAGCTACAGCTGATGCCTTGGTTGGCAATCAGAAGTTTCTCCAGACTACATGGCCGCGTCGTCTTGAACCTTTCTTCCCTTTTGGGGAGATGGTTCTACCCAACTGGTCCTATTGGGAACAAATTGGGAAGACTGACTTCCTCGAACCCGAGAGGGAGGTACCTGTTAAGGTTATCTCCGTCCCTAAGACGATGAAAACTCCTCGGATCATTGCCATTGAACCGACTGCTATGCAATACGCACAGCAATCCGTTCTGTCAATGTTTCAGAAGGCTATTCGCTTTTCTCTGGCGAATACCTTTATCGGTCTTGATGACCAGAAGCCTAACCAGCTTATGGCTCGTCAAGGATCTCTGAAAGGAGATCTCGCTACACTCGATCTGAGTGAAGCCTCCGATAGAGTTTCCCTCGAATCTGTAGAGCATCTACTAGCAAATCATCCTCATCTCCATGAGGCTGTTCTTGCTTGTAGAAGCAATACAGCTCGCTTGCCTAGTGGAGAGATTTTAACTCTCTCTAAGTTCGCGTCGATGGGTTCAGCCCTGTGTTTTCCGATGGAGGCGATGGTCTTTCTTGTCATCGTCTTCCTTGGGATTGAGCAGGACTTAGGACATCACTTGAACCAGCGTGATATTCAACGTTACGCTGGGAGGGTGCGTATCTTCGGGGACGATATTGTTGTCCCTGTCGATCATGTGCGCTCCGTGATTGCTGCCCTTGAATACTTCGGTCTCAAGGTCAACATCAACAAGTCTTTTTGGAATGGTAAATTCCGAGAGTCTTGTGGAAGGGAGTACTATGATGGAACAGACGTTTCGATTGTCCGTTGCCGTCGTAGTCTTCCCTCATCACGGAAGAACGTTCAGGAGATCATTTCGACTGTCTCATTCAGAAACCAGCTCTTTCGTGCTGGCTTTGAAGATGCGGTCGTTTCACTTGACGCTCAGGTGTTCCGGATACTCCGGCATTACCCGATCGTCGGTGAGGATTCTCCTGTACTCGGCAGGCTTAGCTATAGTCCTTTTAATCCGGACTGTAAACTAATTCATTCCATCTCTAAGGTTAAGGGATGGATGATCCGACCGGTAATCCCAGTTAATGAGATTTCCGATTGGGCTGCCTTGCGCAAATGTCTATCCTCCCTACACGGGAGGACTTCGGGTGAGATTGCCACCTCACCTGATCATTTGCGTCGTTCTGGACGTCCCCGAGCCGTCGACATCAAGCTCGGGATGGGCCCTTCTGGCTACTGACTAACGTCAGTCGCTTAAATGAAGGACAAACCCCTTGTTGGGGAATGTGGGGAGTCAACCTAGGAGATGCCAACCTTTATGGCATCAGCTAACTTTCCAGCAGAGGCTTCTACTTCAGAAGCACACGCTGGCATGTTCGCTTCCCGGC